TATCCTGATTTACAAGAAAAAAATGTTGGACTTGGATTCGCAGAATCTGTATTAGACTACTTAGATGAAACAAATCGTTTTATATTTACTGAAGAGAAGGCTGAAATCAAGGAGAGGATGGTAACTCAATTTAAAGCATCTAAAAAAGGTGTTTTTGAAGAACCAATTGATGGTAAAGGCAAAATTAAAGCTGCTCAATATTTTGTATATGTTACAGTAGCTGATTTTGCTGTAGATGAAGATGAAACCGTAATGAAAGGTAAGTCAACAGTAGTTGTAACTACTTTTATTCGTTTACAAGTAAGATTTGTAGACGCTAAAACAGGCCAAATATATATCGGTTCAGGTGAGGGTGAATCACAAAAAGTTGGTGAATCATTCTTAAAAAATCTTGATATGAAGTTTTCTCAAAGTACAGTAGGTAAAGCTACTCGTAAATCTTTAGAAACCGCTACTACAAAAGTAGTTGAAAACTTAATCAAGAATGGTATATTTAAAAACTAAAATATTATTTATATTGATGATAATTGGACTGCCTCTTTTGGGGCAGTCCTTTACTTATAGTTATATAGATCCGTGTACTAAACAAAGTAAATTTATTTACGCCGATATGAGTGCTCCAATAGTAATCTCATATTATGGACAAATACAAACGTTTACTTACGCACAATTAAGTGACGGTACGTTCGATACTTGGATTAATAATACTTATACTAAATACCAAAATACCTCTCCTTGTCAAGGCGTTCTTACAACTACTACAACAACCACCTCTACAAACCAAGTATCAAATATTATAGGAAATGTTACTAATTTATTGAGTTTAGATCTTTCTTCTATAACTGGTGGGGTTACAGGAGGAGTAGGTAGTAATGTTGGAGGAACAACTTCTTCAGGATCAGGAAGTATAACTAATAATAAAAAGAAAAATGATAACAATAATTCTAACAGTGGTTCTATTGATAATAGTTCCAGTAGTAATAATGGATCGAATTCAAACCAAGGAACAGGCGAAAATAGAGGAAATTCATCAGAAAATCAAGGCGGGTCTGTGGGATCCGGAGGAGAAGGAGGAGGAGCAGTAGGTGGAAATTCTAATTCAAATAATAGCAATAATTCTTCTAGTGGTTCCAGCGGTAGTGGGAGTGGTAGTAGCGGTAGTGGGGAAGGACAACCTCAAGATAAACCAACAGATAAACAAATTGAAGACCAAAAAGTAGAAACTCAAAAAACCTCTACTCAAGCTTCAGCTAAAGCTGCCTCTAAAGCTAAAGCCGAAACTCAAAAACCAGCAATTTTAGTAACTGGAGATATAGTTGGAGTTCAAACAAGAGCTGATGGTTCCCAAGATGCTAGAGGTACTATGTCTTTTACTCGTGTAAAAGGAGACGGTACATCTTCTATTGGTTTTTCTGCTGATTATATGGTTAATGCTAAAATAGGTAATTTATCGGCTGTACGTTCTTGGATTGGTACTAATAAAAAGGGTCATAAACATATTAATGTTGCTTCCGCAGGTTTAGGAATTTTACCTCAATCAACAACAGGTAGTGGTTTATTAATAAGAGTAAACTCACTTAAAAATTTTACAGCATTATATGGTGTTTCGGGTACTTACGGGCAATTGTATGGTGAGGAACTAATATCAACTATTGCCATTGCTGGTTTTATGTATAAAGGTAAGTTAGGAAAAGCAATAGATGCTACAATTATTATGGCAGGTATTTATTCTCCTTACTCTAAATTTTATACAGAATCAATTTTTGAGGCAAAACCAATTGTTATTCCGTTTTTAAATCTAAATTATAAACTAACTAAAACTTTTGGTATTGGATTAACAGGTGGAGGTACTTATATAGCTGGTCAAGATATTCTTAATTTTCAAATATTAATGGGAGCAAAATTAAAAATATGAGGTGGATTATTATTTTATTCTTTATTACTAATAATTTATTAGGTCAATTTACCTACTCAGGGTATCTTTATAATGCTAATGGTTCGGGAGCAAATAATGTTGCTGTAAAACTTTATAGAAGAACTAATTCAACTATTACAGGGTTTACTAACCAACAAAATTATAATGGACATTCTTATTATCGTTCTACAGGATCTGCTACTTGGACTACTGCTAGGTCTAACTGTGTATCAATGGGTGGTTACTTAGTAACTATTACAACCTCAGGAGAACAATCATTTATATTTAATATTTGGCCTTCAGGATGGATAGGGTTAACAGATGAAGTAAATGAAGGAACATGGAGATGGGTAACAGGAGAAACTTATTCTTACACTAACTGGAATTCTGGAGAACCTAATAATGCTGGTAATGAAGATTATGTTCAATTTGTATCTAACGGTAGATGGAATGATTTACCTAATAATGTTAGTCTTCCTTATGTGTTAGAATTTAATTATATAGTTACAACTTCATCTTGGACTTTATATAAAACAATTTACACTAACTCCTCAGGTTATTATTCTATATCTGAAAGCTATGATCCTTCTAAAGAATATTATATACAAATTGATGCTCCTACTAGAGTTCAATCATACACAACCTCGGATATACAAGGAGTTTCAAATGTTATTTTAAGTAAAGTAACTAGAAATGGTTTATCATTCCATATGTTTGATGTTAATGATGATGGAAATATTTCAATAGCAGATAAATATTATGTGGCTGCGAGAAAAGCAGGTTTATTTTCAAGATGGAGAACAGCCCCTGATGTAAGAATATTTAATACTACTCAATATAATGCAATCAAAGTAGCTACAACTAATGTTAGAGCAACATACCCCGGAGTATCTACCTACACAACCTCTACATTAACTTCAGGAGGAACATTAAATCTTTATATTATAGCTCCTGGATATTCTGGTTCTGTAACTTATTAATATTTATAAAAGATGTTAAATTTTTTATTTCCTATATTATTAGCTTTAACACCTTCCGATACTACAAAGGTAAATGTTCAAGTAAGCAATGCTCAACATATCCAAAAAATTGGAGATAGAGATGTTACTTTTGGTGTTAAAGAAACTGTTGAAGAATTATTAATTGAAAAAGGATATACCCCTGTTGACTCAGGAGTGGCTTTTATAACCCAAGTGAGTATAGATAGTATTTACTCACCTCAACAAATAGTAAATATAATGGGTCTACAATGGTTAAAGAAAGACTATTTTGTAGAAACTACAATATGTATAGGAAATAGTTGTTTTAAATCAGTTGGTGTTAGAAAAACCTTTATTTTCGCAGCATTTTTAAATGTTGAAAATAATGAAGTTCCGTTAAACCGAAAGGCGTTCTCGAAAGCGTTACAAGAAAGTTTAACAAAAACAACAAAACAACTATAATATGAAAAATTTCTTTAAACAATTATTCGACGACAACAACTCCATTAATGAAAAAGCATTAGTAGGTTTTATCGCTTTCTTTATGCTTTGTATTGCCCTTGTTGTAGACCTAGTAACAGGATACATGGGAACTGCTTTAGTAATTAATGAATTTATCTTTGATGGATTTATGGTAATCATTTTAGGTTCCTTTGGTATCGCATCTGTTGATAAATTTTTGAATAAAAAAGACAAACACGAAGAAGATAAAGATATAGAAGGATAATGAAATCTACGTTACTAGTTTTACTATTATCATTAACCACAACCTGTGCTTTTGTTTGTAGCTACTTCGGTGGATTAGCTATGGACAATAGTGAGCAGTATTTGGCTGTAGTGGCAGTTGCCTTTATGGATGGGTTTTTTGGAATAGTTGCTGGTATGAAGAAAGAAGGTTTTAAAACCTATAAAGCATTAAAAGTATTAAAAACAACATTTACTTGGTTAGTTATATTAACAGTGATATTAATGGTTGAAATTGGATTTCCAGGTACGTCCTGGCTCTCGGAAACTATTATAGTACCATTTATAATTTTTCAATTGATTAGTGCCTTAAAAAATGCTTCTAATTCAGGTTTTATTAAACATTCATTACTAAATACAATTTTAGAAAAAATAGATCAACATAAAGATAAATAAGTATGATATTAAAAAAAGGTGATAATAACGACTTGGTTAAAAAACTCCAAGTTAGGTTAGGTGTAGAAGCAGTTGGAAATTTTGGTCCTA